CATAAACAACTTTGACACAGCAACAACTAGACGCATTAGAATTGCCGTAGCGGATATTAATGCGGCCAATGTTAGAGCACCGGGAATAATCTACTACTATTGCTGGTATCATACAGGAATGGCTGGAGAAAGTTATGTTAATATTCAAGCATCTGACAACGATATTTTGGTGTATACTAACTTAGATCTTCAGGATAAAAACGAGGAGATAGCATTAACCAACGGAAACGTGCTTGACGATCCACCGAACACAGACGATCGTGATGACCCTACAAACGCATATCCATACAGAAACTTGCGTGATCAGGAAACGGGTATGAGTTTTGAGCAGTGGCAAATAGTGCAGGAAAGCATACTGTATTATTTGGATAATAACGGCTTTTTACGTGCTGTTTACAACGAAAACCATACATATGGAGATCCTGTGTAATGGACATAAATACAAGCAATAACTTGCAAGGTAGAAATTAACAATGGCAGAAATTATTCTAGGTAGACTGAAATTTAAATGGCAGGGTGACTGGCAGTCATCTACTGCCTATATCAAAGATGATATTGTAAGATACGGTGCAAATACATATGTTGCAACAGAAAACCATACCTCAGATGCTTCGAATTTTTACACAGATTTAACAGCAAATAAATGGAACTTGATGAACTCAGGTTTCGATTGGAAGGGTGACTGGTCAACAGGTGCTGGATACTTTAATTTTAAAGTTAATGATGTTGTTAAGTACGGCGCCAATGTTTATGTTTGTAAAGTTGGACACACTGCCGGTTCAATATTTGAAACAGATTTAAATGCAAGTAGATGGGAAATTTTAACAACAGGTGTTGCTAACAAAGGTGTTTGGGTAAACACCGGACGCTATGCACTCAACGATATTGTAACTTATGGTTCAGGTGTTTACATCTGTACAGAAGACCATGCCGCAGATGAATCAACCGACACAGCACCGGACAATTCTTCATACTGGCAAAAACTTGCAGACGGTATGCAGTTTGAAGGTGTATGGGATAGCACAACAGAATACCAACGTGGTGATATTATTCGCTTTGGTGGATATACCTACTATGCAAAACAAGGTTCAGTAAATGTAAGACCAGGAGAAGGTCTTGCAACTTATACAAAAACAGTTACGGTTGCTAACCCGGGCGGTTATGGTAACAAATATTATATCGACGGAGTATTAACTCCTGCACTAGATTTATACGAACGCAACACTTACATTTTTGATCAAAGTGATAGTTCAAACGACACACATCCATTATACATTTCAACAGCCAGCAACGGTCACTTCAATGGTGGAAATTACGATTACTGGTTGGAAGGTGTAACTTGGTGGTTAGATGGTGTTAAACAAAATTCATTTGCTGACTATGTAAGTGGATTTGCATTGGCATCAAATAGATACGTTCAGTTTGTTGTTCCAGTTGGCGCACCAAAAGTTTATCCTGTATGTGCAAATCATTCAGGAATGTATGACAGTGCTGGTTGGCAAACACTTTATGCAGAATTATATTGGGACATTCTTAACAAAGGAATGTCATATGTAAATGAACATTCACCTGCAATTGGTTATGAATACAAACCAGGTGAAGTTACATTACACAGTGGTAACACTTATGTTGCAAACAAAATTACAACCACAACACCACCAAGTGGTGATTGGGACCTAGTAGCAAGTGGATTCAAATGGAGAGGTGATTGGGCAGACAACACAACCTACTATCCAGGAGATATTGCTAACTGGGGTGGTTACCTTTATCTATGTTTGAAAAAAGCGGAAGACAAAGATCAACCAAACACATCAGGTACAGAATATTGGGGTGTATATCACAAAGGTCTACAGTGGAGAGGCGATTGGGATCCAAGATTAAACTTTGGTCCTGGTGACTTAACACGTTATGGTGGTAAAGTTTATGTTTGTACTTTTAGCAACTTTGACGATGGTTCAACATCACGTGATCCAGAGTCAGAACAATTCTTTGAATTGTTTGTTGATGGTATGCGTTGGAGAGGCGACTGGGACGGATCTCCAATTGATCCATATGTAAAAGGTGACATTGTTAGTCATGGCGGTAGAGCATATATCTGTGTAATCAGTTATGCTTCAGACAGTAGTAATGCTGGAGAACCACCTGATGCTAACTGGGAAATATTTTCAGATGGTGTTGCTTGGATGGGAACATACAATCCTGCAACAGAATACAAATGGAATGATATTGTTGAATACTCACAAAGTTCATACATCAGTATTGCAGAAAGAAATACAGGCAATACACCAAGCAGTTCACCAACCAAGTGGAGCATACTAGCACAAGGTGATATCAGTTCACCGATGACAACAACTGGCGATATGATTTATCGCAATGCAGTTGGTGCAGTTGAAAGATTACCAATTGGTGATTCGGGTTCTTCACTTATTGTTAGCAACGGATTACCTACATGGGGTCACAGAACTCCACAAACAGAATACTATGTTTCACTAGAAGGTGATGACAACAACGATGGTAGAACTTCTTTAACAAGTTGGAGAACACTTGAACATGCTTGTGCTGAAACTTATAATGCAGGACAGGTAAAAATTAATATTGCCGCTGGTGTTTATACAGAATTATGTCCAATGAGAATTGGTAGAAACGTTGTTGTTGAAGGTAACGGACTAGGTGCTGTTACTATTAGTCCTGACACAACAAACGATAAAGGGTATGGAGCAGGTATTTCCAAGGATGGATCCACTCCTAATGCCAACTCAAACTGTTTCCAATTAAACAATGGTTCACGTTTACGTAACATTGTGTTTAGAAACTTTAGCACTGGTTCAGTTTGTACAGCACTTGACCCTGGATACGGTCCGGATGATACAAGTGTGTGGATTACTTCACAGTCACCATACGTGCAAAACTGTACTTCATTTACACCAGAAGGTACTGGTATGTTAATTGACGGTGCATTACACAACGGCGGTTACAAATCCGCTGTTGCTAACGACTGGACACAAATTAACTCAGACGGTGTTGGTATTCACGTTAAGTCGGACGCAAGGGTAGAACTTGTGTCGGTGTTTACATACTACTGTAACATTGGTTATCTTGCAGAGTCGGGCGGTAAGATTAGAGCACTGGTTGGTAACAACTCATACGGAGAGTATGGTGCTGTTGCACGTGGCTTCTCACAAGCAGAATCACCATTAACTGGTAAACTACAATTATCAGACGAAACACTAAATTCAGTTTCAAACTTTATAAGTGACTTCCATATTGAAAGTCAAACAAAAGATATTAATGGTAACCTTTACCTAGTTGGTCACACAAATCCAACAGGCAGTGATATTTCAAGCACATGGGACAACACAGCAAGTTATCCAATGGTAATTAGAATGAACCCACAAGGTGCTGTTGAATGGATTTATCAATATCAAACATATTTTGGTACAGCACTTGCTATTGAATCAATCGACGGCGCAGAATTATATGTGGGTGGTACTGTATTCAAGGGCGGTGTTAACAACGGCTTTATGATGAAATTAAGTATCTCAGGTGAGATACAATGGGATAAAGACATTGGTGATCTATCAAGCATTACTGCTATCGCAGTTGATGCTGACGATGTGTACGGTGGTGGTGATCATGCTACCGCTGGTGCAGGTGTTGTTAAACTAAATCCTGCGGGACAAGAACTTTGGGCTAAGACACTAAACTACAATGACTCAAGTTTGGATGATCAATTACAGGTAACCGCGATGGCTTACACTGTTAACCCTACAACATCAACGGATACATATGCGGCAGAAGGTGATGCTTCAACAGAAAGATGTTTGTATGTAATGACATTTGATCCTATCAACCTAAACACAGTTATGACAAGGATCAATGATGCTGGTGCTACCATTGAAACATTCCAATATGACAATGTTCATGTTAAACAATTAAGACTAGATTCAGGTAATGGCGACGGCATTTACTTTATGGCGGCAGGTCATTACTATATTACAGCAAGCAACTGGAATGCATGGTCAGCACGTATTAGTGTGCTCGGCGACATTGAATGGCAAGCAGAAGTACAAACTGGTGCAGAAAATTCATCCTGGAGAGACGTATATCCACTAGGTGAAGACATTCTTCTTGCAGGTTATGTAAACACTTCAACCAACACAGTTAACAGAGGCTTGTTGTCTAGATATGCTTCTAATGGTACATTAGATTGGATGAGCACATTTAGAAATACAACAAATATTTCACTAACTGGTGTTACACTTGATGGTGTTAACATTCTTGCATCAGGTTATGATGGTGCAAACTCTGCATTGTTCAATGTACAAAAAGATAAAACAAACGGTCTTGGTACCGTAACTTCAGGATCCTACACATTTAACACAGAAAGTTATCCTGTGCCACAGAATTCAAGATCGATTAAAACTGTTAATGCTATTGACACCGCAACTGTAGCACTTGGTAGTTCAACTGTTGGATTTACACTTAACCAACAACCTACACAGACAAGAACAGTAAGTGCTACTAGAGCAGGTTTTGCTGGTATTGGTAGAGGTGTTACATTTACGGTTAACTCATTAAACAGAAGACCAAAAGAGGGTTCAGTATTCCAAATTGAAGGTGATAGTGAAACTTACTTTACAATTGGTATTGCAAATTACACAGCACCAACATTTACATATGGTAACTATCCAAATGCACAAGCAATTCTACAAGCAAATAGAACTTGGTTGCAAAAAGAAGTTATTGGTTATGTTAATCAAACATACAACGTTGGTTACACATACGATCAAGCAAAATGTGAAAGAGATTATGGTTTAATCCTTGAAGGTGCGGGATACGATATTGCATTTGGTACAAACTACTGGGCGGTAACAAACGGTCTTGCTTATCAAAGAGCAAGTGCTAATACTGTTACAACAGTACAATCACAGATTACAAATTCATCATTTACCAACCTAAAAGGATTGGTAAATCTACTAGCAGGGTTACAAGCGGACACAACTTCCACAAACAGAAACAATGCTTACTTTGATGAAGTTATTGATATTTTTAATAATGGTACTGGTAGTGCAGATGCACTAACTTTCCCAATACCATCGGGTGCAAGCACAAACATCACAAATGCACGTGATCAACTACAAGCAAACAGAAGTTTCTTGCAGGCAGAAGTGCTAGAATATATTAACATCAATTACAATTCAGTTTACCTAGCAATGGATCAGGCTAAGTGTTCAAGAGACGTTGGCTACATTGTTGATGGTTTAACGCACGACATTGTTTACGGCGGTAACCTTGGTGCTAAGACAAACGCCGAAGCATACTTTGTAGGTGCGGCAAGCCAATTAGCGGCAGGTCAAGCAACTGCAACAGCGGCGGCTTATAACTTCCTAGCAGGACACATTTCAGATGTTGTACAAGGTAATGTTATTGCTTCACCACAACAATCAGGTGTACCACAAGATACCGCAAGTGGTAATGCAAGTGCAACAGAAGCAAGTACACTAGACGGATTGGTACAAATTATTGAAGATGTAATTACAGCAGGTAACCTAAACAGTTTACCAGCAGATAGTGCTCCAAGTGTTGCTTGGGCGGCTTCAGCATTACAAACTTCAAGACAGGATATTATTAATGCTACATCATCATTAATCACACAGTCAATTGCATATGTTGACAGCCTAATTTTTGAATATGATCAAACAACTTGTGAACGTGATGTTGGATTAATTGTTGATGCTGTTATCAATGATCTAGATAGAAATACAAATGGTGATTCGATTGATGCGGCCTACAGTTATTACAACAGTGGTAGTGCGTTAATTGCTATTACAACGCAAAAAACAGAAACACTTGCGGCAATTAACCATTTAAAAACTATTGTTGCTAATGCACTAAATCAAACTGCACCTGGAACAACATACAGTTCAGAAACACAAACTACAGGATTACCAGGAGCAGAAGCGGCAGGTATTACACTTGCAGATACAAACGTTGGTATACTTTACGATATTCTTAACCTAGGAAGAAGTTCAGCACCAGAAAAAACAAATTATGGTTCTGCACAGATTTCATTGGATCCGAGCATTCCAAGTAACAAGACACCAGATGATAACACGTTTATTGTATTCCGTGAAGCGTTCTCCCAGGTGCGTATGACAGGTCATGACTTCCTAGACGTAGGTTCGGGCGGATTTGCAGATACAAACTATCCAGTTATCATTCAAGACGACTATACACAGCAACCAGATCAATCAAGAGAAGTTGACGTTCAAAATGGCGGTAGAGTATTCTACGTAACCACAGACCAAGACGGTGACTTCCGAGTTGGTGACTACTTCAAGGTTGAACAAAGTACTGGTAGAGCAACACTTTCATCGGAAGAATTTGACTTAACAGGTTTGAACGAACTACAACTTGGTAGTATTACAGCAGGTAAACAAGGTGCTACCATTAACGAATTTAGTACAGACGGTACAATGGCTGACAATTCAGATACAGCAGTACCAACAGAACGTGCGGTTGTGACATATGTTAGTGCTAAAATTGATGAAAGATTTGAGTCATTTGGCGGAACATCACATATTGCTATTCCGGTAGGTACTACAGCAGAAAGACCAAGTCCAGCAAGCACTGGTTACTTTAGATACAACTCAGATACAGCAAGTTTAGAAGTTTATGGACAAAGCGGTACATGGGAACCAGCAGGATCAATTAGATGGCAAATTGCAACAGCAGACTTTACAGCCGCTAAAGGCGAAGGTTGGTTGGTTGATTCAAGTGGTGGTGCTATCACCGTAACATTACCGGCTTCAGCACAAATTGGTGATACAATTAGAATCATTGACAAGGCTGGAACATTCGATACAAACAGTTGTACGATAAATAGAAATGGACACAATATAATGGGATTAGCACAGAATTTAACATTAGGCGTTGAACATGCAGGTATTGGTTTAGTATATGCTGATGCGACTGCAGGTTGGAAAATGATTGAGGTACTATAATGGCAGACATTAGAGATTTTACAGGTAAAGATAGAAAGTTTACTGGATCCTTTACAGGTGTTCCAACTGGTTCTTCAGCAGATAGACCGGCAAGTCCTGCACTTGGATACATTAGATTTAATACCGACCTAGGATTCCTAGAGCAATATAGTGCAAACGGTTGGACATCTATTGCGGCTCCACCACAGGTTGGCGGCGCAACACCGAGCACGGTTGATCAAGATGCTACAACACAGACTGTTGTTATCACAGGTACAAACTTTGAAAGCACAGTTATTGTTACAGTATTAGGTAACAGTGGTGCTCAATATCCTACTTCAAGTGTAAGCAGAGATAGTTCAACACAGATTACAATTACATTTACTGGTGCTAACAGATTGCAACAATCAGATGAACCATATGACATTAGAGTTCAAAACGGTACGGGTTTAAGTAGTATCCTTGGTGATGCTATTGACGTTGAAGCGGCACCGGTGTTTAGCACAGCAACTAACTTAGGTACATTGTTTGAAGGACAAGCAATGAGTAACCTAAGTGTTACTGACACAGTAGCGGCAACTGACCCAGATAACGCAGGTGCTGTAACATATAGATTTTCAAATGCGGCTGGCGAAGGAAGCAACTACGGCAGTGGCAGTATTGTGGGTGCTAGTATTAATGGATCCACAGGACAAATTTCAGGTACTGCACCGAGTGTAGCAAACGACACAGTTGTTAATATTACAATTTGTGCTGTTGATACAGCAGGCAAAGTTGGTAGCAAAGACTTTACATTTACTTCACGTAACAACGCGGCTCCGACATTTACAAACGTAACCAACAACCAAACATTTAACTTTAACACAATGGCTTCGTTTAGCACAGACATTGATGCTAGTGATGCAGTACACGGTGTTACAATTTCTGCACCAAGCGGTGGTTTACCGAGTGGACTAAGCATTGCCTCAAATGGTGTTGTAAGTGGTACTGTTGATTGGTCAACACTAAACGGTGCATGGAACCAAAACTATGCAACTACAATTAGAGCAACAGATACAACACTAGGTGACTTTACAGATATTACACTTAATTTTAGACCTGCTAACAGTTACTACTATAGACAGGTTTACAGTTGGGGTTACGTCATTGGTGGATACATTAACTCTAACCCATGGAGAGCGGCACACAGAGTTCAGTTCTCAAACAACAGTTATACTGGACTAGGTGACAGATGTAACAGACCGGGTGCTTACTTCTCAGGTGGTCACAGTGATAATCACTTGTATGGTTATGCTATGGAAGGAATGGGAGCAAGTTCATACGTTTGTGGATTTAACATGTTCTCTGAATCAGAATCACAAAACGGTAACCTAGGCGTTAACAAGGACGATGCTGGTACAATGGCCAATCACGGTGGTTATGTAGGTGTTCCAGCAGGTTATACAACAACAGGTAACAACACAAACACTGTTAAGCACACATTCTCAAACAACAGTTACTCACAGGTACAAGGTAACAACGCTTCAAACAACTACGGTAATGCGTTTGAAGATGAAAACAGAGGTTACGAGTGTTATGGTGCACAATTCTTTAACTTCTCAAGTGATACATATTCAGGCGGTATGAGTAGACCAGGTGGTTCAAACCAAGCACACTCTAAGTCAATGAGTACAAAACAAGGTTTTGCACTAGTTGAAGATGCTGGTAACTCATCAAGTAACTACACAAGATATCAATTCTCAAACAACAGTAACCAGGGTGGTTACACAAGTAAGCCTCAAACATGTGGCGAAACAAACTACATGGAAGTTCAAGAATGGGGTTATGGCGGCGGTTGTTGTGGATCAAGTTGTCAAAACGGTTGGTTCTGGTACCAACACTATACAAATGGTTCTAGAAACTTCCTAGGTAACTTTGACAGAGGAATGAGTTCAGGAGACGGTGGATCAAGGATTGCATAATGTTTATATTATATAGAAAATCAAGACACGACATTGACCCAAGATTTAGATTCTTAGATCAACAGTATGGTTTATGTTTAGTAGAAGTAACCAATCCTGAATGGATTGATTGGTCTGAAGGCGATCCTGTAATTGTTCCTGATAATGTTGCAGAACGTTATAACGATTTTGGCCGTCCAGAATACAAAGCATACAGAGATCAATACGGAAATGAACATCCTACTAAAATGGGATTAGAAGGCGAAAGTACAAAAGTTAAAAGACCATATACTGAAGAAGAAGCAAGAGCAAGTTTAGAGTATATGAAAATTTTTATGACTGCTCGTGTTAAATCAATATTCCAAGAGCGTTTTGAAAAACTTCAAAAAACTAGTAACACACTAGAAACTAGCACATGGGCACAACAACGTAAAGAAGCAGAAGCAGGTGATGGACCGTTAATAACTGCTATTGCTTTACAACGTAGAATTACAAAAGAAGCATTAATTTCAAAAATACTTGCAAAAGCACAAGCATACGACTTAGCAGTGGGTGATTTGTTAGGACAACAACAAAAGCATATCGATGATATCAAACGTTGTGAAACTATTAGAGCCGCGGCAATCGTTGCTGATGAGAAATTTGGAATTATGCCACATCCGGACTTCCAACCGTCTAGACGCGGTGATTTCCAAATTCACATCTAATCATATCCTATAATTTAGTGTTTAAATATGCATATATACAATATGCACAAAGGAGTTATTGATGGCTAATCAAAAAGTTGATAGAACAGTCTTGGACAGTTATAGTACACCAGACGATATGCGTTTTGATATGAGCGAGTACGTTGATGTACGTGTTGCTTCAGAAGAAGACGCGGAACTAATCAAATATCTTGCTAACGAAACTACAGCATATAGTGGAACGCAAATTGAAGCATTTGTGGTAAATGGTGAAATTACTGACCACAGAAAAATAAGACAAATTGCAATTGAAATTAGACAGCGTATGGTTTCGCTTGGTGATAATAAATGGCAAATTGCAAAAGCAGAAAATAGAATTAAAAAACTTAAACGTATGATTGAAAAAGAAGAAGATGATCTTGAAATCGAATTATACGAAGAAGAAATTAAAAAAGCAACGTTTGATATTGCATATACAAAACAAAATATGCTACAAAACGAAGTAGAAATTACACGTTTCTTAGAAGTTCTTAAAAAGATCAATCCTAATGGTCAACAAGATACATTACATATGCTTGAGCACTATAAGGATAACTGGGAAGAAAAAGAACAAGAATATTGGTCACAACGTATGGCAAAACAGGCTATGATGGATATGATGACCATGGGTAAAATTTCTAGTGGTAACCTTGAAAGTATTATGGGTATGCCTCTTGCTTTACAAAATAAAACTATTGCACAAGCAATTACAAACGCCGCCCAAATGGAAAAAGGTATTATGGGAATTCAACACAAGGTTAGAGGTTTACTTACTGAAGCAGAAAAATCTAATCCAGAAGGAGCATTACCAAATCTAGTAGGTATCGATGGAGACTACGGTGGCGAAAAAACCAAAAACAATATAAAAATTGGAGTTGAAGAAGGTAATGTCCTTAAAGCAATTGAAAATCGACAAGGATCCTGATTACCAAATAGGTGATTGGGACTTACGTGTTCAACGCATGAACACTTGCTATAATTGCGAACACATGGAATTAATGAATTCAGGACAAGAACGAGGAGAAGAATTCCTTTACCAGCGTATGGTATGTGAAGCGTGTAGTTGTGTTTGTTGGCCACTGTCAAGTATAAACAAAGAGGCTGGATGCCCTTATAATAAATGGGAAATATCAAATGCAAAGTGGCGCAGAATGCAAAAAGAAAATTTTTAGTATACCACTAAATCCAAAACTCACCATGGAACAGTTTGCAAAGTTCTATGATGAAGTTGCAAAATACAAAGATTACATTTACGATATCTACTTTACAAGTAGAGTGCCTCCGTTTGTACAAGACGCTATGGGCGATGTGTTTGATGGTAATCAAGCAAGTGATTTAATTCACAATGCAATGATATTTCAAACACAGTTAGGTATTCCTCTCAGTGCTACATTTAACAATATAGAATGTCCTCCACGTGAAGATATGCTTGACATGTGGATTAAAAACTTTCGTCCTTTGTATGATGCTGGTATTAGAACAGTAACATTACCACATACTATATGGTTATTAAGTGGAAAAATACAACGCGAATATCCAGAACTGTTTATTAAAAATACCATTCTAAGGAATGTACAACGTCCAAATGAATTAGTCGAACTAGTAAAAGCAGGATTTAGTTACATTAACTTAGATAGAGATCTAATGCGTGACCGTGAACGTTTACTAGAAATGAAACGTGCAAAAGAATACTGTATTGAAAAATACGGCAGAGATATCAAGGTAAGTTTACTAGCCAATGAACATTGTTGGGGTAATTGTCCTGTACAAGATGAACACTTTCAATATAACAACACAAGACGCACACCATTTGAGCCAACATACTTTATGACTCCACTTAGTCAGTTTACTTGTCCTGCATGGGATAAACGTGATCCTGGTTATGAATTAAAGAAAGCAAACTTACCACCATGGCGTGAAGATTGGGTTGAGTTTATCGAAGAACTCGGCATTGACGTATTTAAAATGCACGGTCGTGAACATATTCCGAGACTGTTTGAAACAATGCAAATAATCAAAAACTTTGCTGAAGGCAAAGAACTAATGTGGGATACTTTTGATGATTATATCGATGATATGAAACTTGAAGGTACTCCTATTAATAACTGGCGCAAAAAGATTAAAACTTGTAAGTTTGATTGTTGGGACTGTAACTACTGTGAAAAAGTTGTTGTAGGAAAATCAAGACATAGATTTATTGAGCATATTAAGACCAGTTTAAAAAAAGCAGACGCTGGAGAAAGTAAAGTAAGTCCAGCAACTCTTAAAATTCCCGGTCTAACAAGTAATAAGATCAAACACTTCATGAACAATATGCTTAGTGCAAGTGATGCACGTTACGTTGAAATTGGCAGTTTCCATGGCGCTATTTTTGCAAGTGCTATTGATGGAAACTATCAAAGTGCGGCTATTGCTATTGATAATTTTTCAAATCCTGAAATTGAACCAATGCGTGATATACCAGGATGGTCAGCAGAACAAGGAAATCCAAAAGATATATTAGAAAAAAATATTTCTAATCAAGGACATTTGCTTGCAAAAATAATCGACAAAGATGCATTTACTGTGACAGAAGAAGATCTAAATTTTAAAATTAATATGATGTTTTATGATGGTGATCATAGTTACGAATCACAGATCAAAGTACTAGATCATTATTACAATATGTTTGATCCTATCTTTGTTTACATTGTTGATGACTGGAATTGGGGACAAGTAGAGCAAGCAACACTAGAAAGTATTGCACAAAAGAATTTAAAAATAAGACATCAGCATATTATCAACACCAAAGGTGAAGATCCTGATGATTATTGGAATGGTATTGGTATTTTTGTATTAGAAAAACAAGATGGATAGTGTAATTAAAAGTGTTTGTATACTAGGTGGTGGAACAAGTGGTTGGCTAACTGCTTGTCATTTATCATATAACTTACCCCCACAAGTAAAAATTACACTTATAGAAAGCAGTAAAATAGGAACCATTGGTGTTGGTGAAGGAACACAACCTTTTACAACGGCGTTTCTATATGAGTGTGGATTAAAACCTGAAGATTGGATGCGTGGTTGTGACAGCACTTATAAACTTGGTGTTGAACTAGAAGACTGGGCAGATGTTCCTGTGTTTGTTGACAACGACACCAGCGACACTGCAATACTAGGTAATGGTGTAATGATGCACGATTACATATTAGGTACAAAGAAAACAAAACAAGAATTTGTTGACTGGATTCCAAGTTATCAACTTGCACGTAATAACAAATCTCCTAAACTAGACGATCATAGACTAGACTTTACATACGGACTTAACGGACAAAGTTGGGACGCGGTACATTTTAGAGCAGATAAAATTACAGAAACACTCAAACGTTCTTGTAAACACAAACTAGAATATTATGATGACGAAGTAATTAAGGTACATTCTGATGCTAATGGTGTTGCAGGTTTAGAAACAAAAAATAATGGCACACTTACTGCGGACTTGTATATAGATTGTACAGGATTTAAAAGTATGCTGTTAGAAGAAACACTTAATGAACCTTTTATTAGTTTTAATGATACACTTATTTGTGATAGGGCGGTTGCATTACCTAAAGATTATAATGCAAATAGACGAGAAGCAATGCACCCTTATACTAAAGCAATAACAATGGATAGTGGATGGCGTTGGCAAATACCTACGTGGAGTAGGATTGGCAATGGATATGTTTATTCTAGCAAGCACTGTACACCCGAACAAGCGGAACAACAACTACGAGATGCTATTGGCGAATATGAAGCCGAAGCAAATCATTTGCATATGAAAATTGGAAAACATAAAAACATTGCTGTTAAAAATGTGTATGCTGTTGGACTAAGTGCAGGTTTTGTTGAACCTTTAGAAGCAACCGGCATTACTTTTACAACCAAAGCAGTTCAAAATTTAACAAGAATAATACTACAAAGGAATGGTATATACGACGATAATAGTAGAGAATACCTCAGCAGGGAATTTGAAACCATGATCGACGAAATACATAATTTTATTTTTATACACTATAATTTGTGTCATAGAAACGATACCGACTTTTGGAAAGATGTGCATAATATAAAATTACCTCCTAGTGTGGAAAAACTGTATAAAATTTTTAAACCAGCACCGCCGCCTGCACTGCATATGAAAGGAATGTATGATATGTTCCACGTAGGACAATGGTTTGAACTGTTGTTTTTGATGGGATTTTATGATGATACTAATTTAGAAATAACAGATGCTGTTAAAAAATACGGCGACTTATCATACAATCTTTACAAAACCAAAACAGATGCACAGTTAGAAGCGTTTCCAAATCATGCACTTTATTTGAGGGATTGGTACGGTGATTAGTGATTGGATCGGTAGTTGGAATGTAGACGAATTGATTGAATGGAGAAAGCAAATCGATTCTTTTTACAATCATAAAATTGAATGGCATTCTATAATATGCTGGAAAAATGCAAAAGAAAGATTTGTATACAAAAATCTTAACATGTTGCATCCGGAAACAATTCCTGATTTAACAGCAAAGTTTCCGGATTGTTTTTATTTTATTGTAACATCAAAGTCTATGTTAGAGTGGGGGAAAACACGTGATATTAACAAAGTTTTTCCAACTATAGATTTAACCAGTAATGTTGAAATACCCAACATATTAATTGAAAATAATGAGAATCATTTGGTTTTTGAAATAGATACTAATCACTTTACAACTAAAAAAACATTTAGTTTAACTAATTTAAATATTAAAGATATGTTTATTACAAAAACACAGAAAGTTTTAATTGATTTTGAAAATAAAAAATTTATTAGTAACGTTATAGACGGTGAACAAAAATATAATCACCATTTATTAACAGGACAATGAAATCCTTTTACCTTTGTTTTTAAAGGTACAATACACCAACACTGCTTACATACCTGCATTTCTTTACCGTAGTGTTCACATTTTAAACAAGTTTCAACCCTTGTTTTGTGTTCTTCTTCGTTGCACAAAACATCGGCTTTTAACTTAGAAAGTTTGCTTTCAAATTTTTCGCCAAACAGGTCAGCAAACCAACTCATACTAATAAGTCCAGTACAGTTTGTAGTTTGTCTTTTATTGATTTATTTTGAAGTGTATTACGTAATCCTACGTGCAAAGGTTTTGGCCAACAGTTTACATTTGTCCAAGCATAGCCACTGTGTTCATCATTTAGTGTAGGAATAAACTCGTTATCAACAATAGCAAGATATGTGTGAAAGAAAAATTTGCTATCGTTTGATGTAAACATTTCCAATGGAATAATTTTTTTAATTGGTGGAGTTTTACCAACTTCTTCTTGTATTTCACGCTCTAATGCTTTCCACGGAGTTTCGTTTCCTTCGGCCATTCCACCAACAAGTCCCCACTGACCTGCTGTTTTAGTTTTGGTGCGTTCTAAGAATAAGAATCGTTTGGTATTACGTGCATAAAATAACGCACCTGAACAAACAATATTACGGTTTTTTAAAGTACTAGTCTCCATGATCCTTTTAGATATTCACCTTCATAACTTTTTAACCAGGTACCAGCACTATTTGTATACTTGTACTGTACGCCTGTATATGTATTAGTTATGTAGACAGGATCTTGTGCCTGGCTAGAATCGGCACGTTCGTCATTTGCACTTGAATCAAAAGTTATTTCCCAATTTGAGCCATTCCAGGTAATAATATCATTAGCACCTGCTTGTAATACTGTGCCATCAGCATTTTGCCAAGCATTCATATTAGCATCACTGCTATCATTTTTAAGATGTTGATGTATATCATTTAAGATTAAGTATCTTGTACCTGCTGTTAAAGAATTGCTGTTAGGATTAAATGTTAAAGGATCAATGATAGCATCTACTGTACCTCTACTAGCAATGCTGTCGCTTAAAATTGTATTTTCGGGGACTGTATCACTATCAAAACTTAAAACTATTTGTGAATCATCTGTTGGATTTACACTTGCAGTTGCTACAATTTCACTACCGTCTTCTTTTGCTAATCTTACAGTTGATAAACCTGCTCGAAATTTACCCGGATATTGATCCAACAGTTTATACCAACTTACCGCTTCTCCGGTTCTAGTAAACTCTCCTGCTGTTGGTTCATTTACACCTTCTCCTGGAGAAAGCAATTTAGCAGTATTGTTTAGCACCAACAATCCAAAATTTCCTGGTGTAACATTAACTGTTGCAATAGGATCAGCCGCATCTATAATACCATCACTAATGCTTCCTGTTTCGTCAAACACGCTCATTACAATTTTTTCAATTACTCCCAACTGCTTAATCTTAGCAGGTGGAGTTAACCATATAGGCATTGTAAATGTTAGTTCACCAATATCAATTTCTGTATCAACACCCTGAGGAATAGTTCTTGTGCTAAAGTTAACATTTGCTAATTCGATTAAACTTAAACTAGTCCAATCAATATAGTTTGCTGTACTTTGTATTTCTAAACTAGGATTGAATAGTACAAGCATCTGTTCCATTAATTGTAATTTTTGATCTGTATTTGTTGACCAAACATCACATTTCATTTGCAAATTAAATGGTACAGGCATTAACCTTTCTACGGTATAGCCAGGTCCTTGTCCATCGGTATATTGCTGTGTTGTTTCGTCAAAATCTCTTTCACGTAAATGAATCTTTGAAACGTGTGTTGGATTTTGTACTCTATCTCTAGCGTAATCTAATCCTGTAATATAACAACTCACCCTTGGAGCACTAATAACTTTGTTTTCTGAATTGTCTCTAATGATATGTGCAACTTGACGTGTTAGATTACCATAGGTTGCTGGAACTTTTCGTAGTGTTCCTGCACTATCCTTGTAACTAAAGTTACTCATAACACGAATAAACTGTGTTACAAATCTTCTAATCTGTCCATCATAAAAATGTTGCATTACTGTTTAACCTTTGTATTCTTATCGTTGTAACGTCTTGGATTATTATGTGCTGGAGCATAATAAGTTTTACCTTTTTTTGTAATCTTCTTTAGTCCTACAACTTTTTCTGTTCCGTCTATTGGTATACCCCAAAACTCACGCAGTCTCATTAATTATCCGCCTTAGGTTTAAGTGCCTGTGACAATGATTGCTTTTCATCAACCGTTTTGCCACCAATTGTGTTAGTATTGGTGTTATTAACAAACGTTCCAACTTGACTTTTAGCATTGTCGCTTGTTGCAGGTTCAACCCTTAAATTATCTTCAAATTTAACCCAACGTTTTCCGTTATATCTAAACAATCTGTTAGGAAAATAATCTGTTCTCAAATAAAATTCTCCTTCTGTAGCACTTTGAGGGAATTGAGCACCAAACCCGTATGGCGCACCGTTTGGTGGAACACCATCGTCTGTAAGATAGCCAACATAAAAGTTTTGTGTTGGGGTTTTTAATGTAGGTCTACTTGAACCATCATCATTAATAGCAACATTTCCTTCTGCATCAGTTGGAACAACAAAGTATTGTTTAGTTTCATATCCTGCTTTTACAGGAGTATTAGCATCGCCTGTGATATCTTCGTTTGCTTGATTAAGAATTGCTTGATTAATTTGCATTTCTTTTTCGTATGTACTAAGAACATCTCTAACAGTGCTACCTGTTCCTTCGCCTGAATCCTTATCAAATATTTCTTTAAATTCTTGGCTGTCCATAATTGGTTTACACTTACATCTATATAAGTGAGGATACCAAGTTTGACTAAATCCTTCAGCACTTCTGTTTACGTCTTCAATTACATAATATCTTTTTAGTGCTACTTTGAAATCGTTTAATGCATATTCGTCTTTTAAATGGGGTAGTTCTAACACATCGCCGCTCATTAGTTTTCTTCCCAATGCTTCTACGCTTGAATTAATATGGAAAGTAACAAATATAGTATCATTCTGCAAAAACATACCGAATTGACTTAGATCAAAATCTAAATCCTGTACGTTGTAAATTCCTCTAATAACATACACATCGTCAGAATACTTTCTATCTCTGTTTTCTAAAAACAGTAGATCTTGGATTTTTGTTTCCGGTATATCATTTGTACCGTAAGGTTGGCTAGGAGTACTTTTATCCACTCCGGGATCAACCGGACCTAAATACTTGTGTATGAATATATCTGTACCGCCAACCTGAAACGCTTCATTCACGTTCTTGTCAATAAAGCGATAATCAGCGGATTTCTCTGGTTTATATAAACTTAATCTTGGCATCGTAATAGTATTTATTGAATAAATATGTTTAACAAAGGAAACTTATATGAGTGATCTAGACAACAAAAAGCAACAAATTTTTAACTATGTCCGCACCATGCTAGGTGATGGCATGATTGATGTCGAACTTGATCCAAATCATTACGAAGTAGCACTTGAAAAAGCATTGGGCAAATACAGACAACGTGCTGAAAATGCAGTTGAAGAATCCTATGCTATATTAGAATTACAAGAAGATACTAATGATTACATTCTTCCAAACGAAGTAATGGAAGTTAGAGAACTATTTAGACGCTCAATTGGATCTAGATCTGGAGGCGGTGATGGTGGTACATTATTTGAGCCATTCAACTTAGCCTACACAAACACATACTTGCTAAGTTCTACGCAGATGGGAGGACTTTCAACTTACTATGCTTTTGCTGGATACCAAGAGTTAGTGGGTAGAATGTTTGGATCATTTATTAACTTTAAATTTGATCCTGTTAGCAAGAAGTTAACAATTATGCAACGTCCTAGATCAGACGAACAAATTCTTATGCAAATCTACAATCAACGTCCGGACTTTAATCTATTAAGTGATCCTTATGCCGGACAATGGTTAAAAGATTACACATTGGCGGTGAGCAAATACATGCTTGGAGAAGCAAGAGGCAAGTTTGCTACAATATCTACACCGCAGGGTGGCACATCACTAAATGGCGATGCACTCAAAGCAGACGCTACAGCCGAAATGGAGAAACTGGAATTAGAATTGGCAAATTATGTTGATGGTAGTAAACCATTATCATTCGTAATTGGCTAGATCTTGCTTGACATTCCATATTAATGACTATACAATTAGAAGATGCTTTTAAGAATAAAGGATCTTTTATGATAATCGGTATTTGTGGATTGATTGGTTCAGGTAAAGGAACCGTTGCAGATTTCTTGGTAGAGCAACGTGGCTTTACAAAAATATCATTTGCAGATAAACTTAAAGATGGTGTTGCTAGTGTATTTGGCTGGGATCGCGAAATGCTGGAAGGTAACACAGACGATTCACGCACTTGGCGTGAAAAGGTGGATCCTTATTGGAGCACAGAAACAGGACACCCTATTACACCTAGACTGGTGCTACAACTGTTTGGTACAGATTGTATGCGTAACGGGTTCTACGATGGTATATGGGTTAGTTTAGTTAAAAAGCAACTGCTTGAAAATCCTGATTCAAACTTTGTTATTCCTGATGTACGCTTTGAAAACGAAGCAGAAATGATCAAAAGCA